GATCGGCCTGGCGCTGCAGTCCGATCGCTGGGCCGGCGCCGATCATTGGGAAGCGGCGGCCGACGACGACCTCGACCTCGACGCCATCCTGGCGCGCAGCGATGCGATCGTGATCGGCGCCGACGGCGGCGGCCTCGACGATCTGCTCGGCGTCGCCGTCCTGGGCCGCTGCGCCTCGACGCGGCGCTGGCTTCTCTGGGCGCATGCCTGGGCGCATGCGTCGGTTTTCGAGCGGCGCAAGGATATCGCCGCGCGCCTGCGCGACCTGGCGGCCGCCGGCGACCTGTCGATCGTCGAGCAGCTCGGCGACGACGTCGAGCAGCTGGGCGACATATTCGGCCAGGTCAACGCGACCGGGCTGCTCTACCAGGTCGGCGTCGACCCGGCGGGCGTCGGCGCGATCGTCGAGGCCGCGGCCGAGGCCGGCGTCGAGGCCGATCGGATCGTCGGCATTTCGCAGGGCTGGAAACTGTCGGGCGCGATCAAGACCGCCGAGCGCGCCCTGGCCGACGGGACGCTGCGCCATTGCGGCCAGCCGCTCATGGCCTGGTGCGTCGGCAACGCGAAAGTCGAGCCGAGGGGCAACGCGCTGACGATCACGAAACAGGCGGCCGGCTCGGCCAAGATCGACGCGCTTATGGCGTTATTCGACGCCGTCGCGCTCATGTCACTAAACCCGGCGACCCGGTCGATCGACCAGGGGTTCGTCGACCTCGGGGGCCTGGCTTATGCGGGTGATTGACCGGATCGAGCCGACGTTCGCGATCGAGCGCAAGCTGCAGCTGCAGAACGCAGACTCGGGCCTGACGTTTGAGCAGGCTATGCGCGAGGCGGGATGGTCGGCGCCGACCTGGGCCGGGCGCGACGTGTCGCCCGATTCGGCGATGCGGCTGTCGGCGGTCTATGCGTGCGTGCGCCTCATTAGCGGCGTGATCTCTTCGCTTGAATTCCCGGTGTACCGCGTCCAGCCGGACGGCGATCGCGAACAGGTCGCCGACGATCCGGTCGCCTGGCTGCTCAACGATGAGCCGTGTCCCGGCTGGTCGGCCTCGACCTTCTGGAAATACATGCTGACGGCCGAGCTGCTGACGGGCGATCAAATGGCCTATATCGAGCGCGACCGGAACGGCCAGCCGCTCAACCTCTGGCCGCTCAATCCGTCGGCGACAAGCGTCGTCCGCGACCAGGTGTCGGGCCGGCTGGTTTACAGGACGACCGACTGGCGCGGCCAGCCGGCGGCCTGGTGGCAAGATGACGTCCTGCATATTCCGGGCGAGGGATTCGACGGGCTGCGCGGGAAATCGGTCATCGGCTGGGCCGGGCGCCAGGCGATCGGGATCGGCGCCGCCGCCGAGGAATTCGCCGGCCGCTACTTCGCCAACGGCGCGCGATTCGATTATGCGCTTATGACCGATAAGAAGGTCGACCCGGCGCGCGCTAAGGAGCTGATGGCCTATTGGCTCGGCCGGCACCAGGGCCTCGACGCAAGCCATGTGCCGGCCCTGCTGACAGAGGGCGTCACGTTCAAAGAGCTGACGATTCCGCCGGAGGATTCGCAGCTGTTGGAAACGCGCAAATTCCAGGTGATCGACATTGCGCGCGCGTTCGGCGTGCCGCCGGTGCTGATCGGCGAAACCGAAAAGACGTCGAGCTGGGGGACGGGGCTAGAGCAGCTGGTTCTCGGGTTCGTCAAGTTCACGATCAAGCCGTCGCTGGATCGCATCGCCGACGAAGTCAATCGCAAGCTGCTGACGTCGCGGATCTATCGCCGGCGCGATCGCGTCGCGCGGCACGACCTGACGGATCTGGAGCGCGGCGACAGTCAGGCGCAGGCGGCATTCGCCCGCGCCCTGGTCGGCGGCGCCCAGGGGCCGGGAATCATGACGACGAACGAAGCGCGCCGCGCGTTCGGCCTGCCGTCGCGGCCCGACGGGGACGCCCTCTTTACGAACGACAAAGGATCGACCAATGCGCCAGCGTAATCTTGCCGCGATCGCTTCCCTGGCCGCCCTGGCCGCGCAGTCCGGCGCGTTCCGGCCGCAGGCCTCGGCCGCCGGCCCGAACGCCGTTCGGATCGCCGACGCGCGCCAGGCCTGGCACGCGCGCATGGATAATCGCGGCGCCGAGCCGCGCGCGACCGCGGGCAAGCTGGAGCTGCGCGCCGACGGCGACGTCGCCGAGCTGCGGCTATTCGATGAAATCGGCCCTTGGGGCGTCTCGGCCGCGCAGTTCGCCGACGCCCTGGGCTCGATCGTCTCGCCGCGTATCCGCCTACGGATCAATTCGCCGGGCGGCGACGTTTTCGACGGCTACGCGATCTACAACGCGCTCCGGGCGCATCCGGCGACGATCGACGTCGTCGTCGAGGGCCTGGCCGCCTCGATCGCCTCGATCATCGCCATGGCCGGGGACGCGGTCGCCATGGCCGAGCCGTCGCTGCTCATGGTGCATCGGGCCTGGACGCTGGCGCTCGGCAATGCCGCCGACCTGCGCGGGACCGCCGAGCTGCTCGACAAGGTCGACCAGCAGCTCGCCGGCGTCTATGCGGCCAAGGCCGGCGACGCCCTCGACGCCGCCAAGGCTTACGAGCTGATGACCGCCGAAACCTGGTTGACGCCGGCCGAGGCCCGCGCGCTGGGCCTGGTCGACGCGATCCTGGCGCCGGCCGCGCCGGATCCGGCGCCCGACGCCGCCGCCGGCGCGCTCGATATCCATGCCGCCCGCCAGCGCGCGGCGCGCCTGGTCGGGCTCGGCGTTCGCTGATCTCTACGGCGCGGCCGCCCGCCGCGCCGCCTCTTTCGATCGCCCTTGGGCAAGGCATAGCGACCGGCTGCGCGCCGGCGCACCTGGAGCATTAGACAATGACGCATTCGATCCAGGCGCTGCGCGAGCAGCGCAACACGGCGGCGACCGCGCTGCAGGCCTTGGTCAACGGGACCAAGCCGAACGACTGGTCGGCCGACCATGAGACGAAATACGACAACATGGTCGCCGAGATCGAGAAGCTCGACGGCGCGATCGAGCGCGTCGCCAAGGCGGCCGCCATGGTCGGCGCCTCGCGCGACACGATCGACGGCCTGGCCGACCGCGCCGGCGTGACCCTGTCGGCCGCCTCGGCCGACGAAGAGAAGCGCGTGCGCATGTTCGCGCAGTTCCTGAAGGGCGGCGAAAAGAGCCTCGACGTCGCCGATCTGCAGGCCATGGCCGCGATCCGCAACGCCCAGAGCGCGGGCACGAACAGCGCCGGCGGCTTCCTGGTGCCGGCGACGACCGTCGCGCAGCTGCTGGTCGAGCTGAAGGCCTACGGCGGCATGCGCTCGGTCGCGCAGATCCTGCAGACCGCCAGCGGCGAGTCGATGAGCTGGCCGACCGTCGACGATACGTCGCAGACCGGCGAGCTGATCGCGGAAAACGCCGCGGCGAACAACCAGGACGCGACTTTCGGCAACGTGTCGCTTGTGCCTTACAAGTTCTCCAGCAAGGTTTTCGCCGTCAGCTACGAGCTGATGCAGGATTCGGCGATCGACGTCGTCGGGATCGTCAACAGCCTGGCCGCGACCCGCATCGGCCGCATCCAGAATACGTTTTTCACGACCGGCACCGGCACGGCCCAGCCGCGCGGCGCCGTGACGGCGTCGGCCGTCGGCAAGACCGGCGCGACCGGCCAGACGACCAGCGTCATCTATGACGACCTGGTCGATCTCGAACACTCGGTCGACCCGGCCTATCGCGCCAACGGCTGTAGCTGGATGATGAATGACAGCTCGCTCAAGGTGTTGAAGAAGCTGAAAGACTCGCAGAACCGGCCGCTCTGGCTGCCGGGCCTGTCGGGCCTCGACGGGCCGGTCGGCCAGCCGTCGCTCATGGGCTACGGCTACGCGATCAATCAGGACATGGCGAACATGGCCGCGAACGCAAAGAGCATCCTTTTCGGGGCGTTCGGGCAATACGTCATCCGCGACGTGATGAGCATGCTGATGTTCCGTTTCGACGATTCGGCCTATGCGAAGAATGGTCAGGTCGGTTTCCTGGCCTGGCTGCGCTCGGGTGGCAATTTCGTCGCGAGCAGCAATTCCTCGCTGAAGCACTACGCCAACAGCGCGACTTAGTCGCGCGATGGGAGAGGCGGGCCGATCGGCCCGCCTCTTTCGCCGAGCTGCGCGCGTCGCGCGGTTCCGCGAAGGAGGATCTCGATATGTTGGTTCGCAATCTGGTCGCCTGGGCGGGCGAGGGCTTTTCGTATGTTGACGGCGACGTGATCGACATGCCCGACGCGATGGCGCAGGCGCGGATCGAGGCCGGCGTCGCCGAAGCGGCCCGCGGCGCCGGCCGCGGCCGTTCCGTTCTGCCGTGGCTGGGCGACGTTGCCGCGCCGGTCGATCCGGCCGCCTCGCCGGTCGATCCGGATCCGGCGCCGGTCGATCCGGATCCGGCGCCGCTGGGCGAGTAGCGCGGGCATGTTGCCGCTGGCGCCGCTGCTGGAGATCGTCACGCCGGCCAGCTCGCAGCAGCTGGTCGACCTGGCGACGCTGAAGGCCGACCTGTCGATCGGCGACGCCTCGCAGGACGCGCGGCTGACGCGCGTCATAAACGCCGTATCCGGCCAGGTCGCCAGCTATATCGGCCGGCCGCTGATCGAGGCGACCTATCGCGAAACGCGATGGATCGACGCCGAGGATCGGCTGCTCGATCTGCAGCGCGTGCCGGTGACGGCGATCGGCAGCGTCGTCGAGTCGGGCGTTACGCTGGCGTCGACGCTTTATTCCTGGATCGACGGCCAGGGCCTGCTGCGCCTCGACGCGGGCGGCGATCCGACCAGCTGGGCGCGCGCGAAAGTCGTCGTCACCTATACCGCGGGATGGATCCCGACGACTGGCACGCCGACCGGCGCGCAGATCGTCCTGCCGGCCGATCTCTACGAGGCGGCGCTGGCGGCCTGCCGCGCGGCCTTCCTGGCGAAAGATCGCGACCCTGGCGTCGTCGTGCGCTCTGAAACGGTGCCGGACATTTATCAAGCGACCTATGACACGCGCGGCACGACGGCCGACGATGGCGACCTATACGGCCTGCCGCCGGCGACGACCGACGTTCTCGACGCCTATTGCCGCGCGTCGTTCCTGTATTGAGGCCCGGCCATGCCCTACGTTGCACCGCTCTTGATGAAAGCCGCCGTCGCCCGGATCCTGGCGGCGCACGGCGAAAGCATGACGCTAAAGCGCGAGGGCGCGGCCTCGATCGCCGTCAAGGCGAAGCGGCTGCCGGGCTCGATCGAGTCGATCGGCGGCTCGGCGGTCCAGCAGGAATTCCAGGTGCGTCTCGGGACGGCCGAGCTGGCCGCGTCGAGCTGGTCGCCGGCCGTGCCGGTCCGGACTGACTCGATCGTGATCGACGATCGCGAGCGGTCGATCCTCGACGTCCGGCCGCTGCGCGACGGCGACGTCGTCCACCTGTACGAATTGACGGTCGCGGGCTGACATGCCGCTTATTGTCGAGCCGCTGGCCGCGCCGATCGGCGCCTCGATCGGCGCCTGGATCAAGGCGCAGACGATCGCCGTCGCCGAGCGCGCGCTGCGCGCGGAAGTCGGCCGCGGTTTCGATTCCTCGCCGGTCGTCGTGACTGACGGCGTCCCGCGCCGCGATCCCGCCCAGGTCAAGCCGTTCGGCCGGATCGAGTTTGCGCGCCGGACCAGCGTCGCCGAGGCGGTGCTATGGGCGCTGGCCGAGCTGCGCCAGCGATCGCCGGTCGGCCCGGCCATCCGCGGGCATTACCGCGACGATCACGTCGTCATGGTGAACGGCGCGCAGATCCTGGGCGATGCCCGCGCGGCGCTGATGGCGCTGCAGCCGACCGATCGCGTCCAGATCGTCAATCCGCGACCCTACGCCCGCAAGATCGAGGGCGCGACGGCGAACAAAAAGACCGGCCGCGGCAAGCGCAAGGCCCTGTCGCGCCAGGCGCGCGGCGGCGTTTATCGCGTCGTCATCCGCTTGTTAGAGGCCCGGTTCGGCCGCGTCATGTTCTTTGACTATAAAATGGTGCCGCTGAATACCGGCGTTAAGGTCTGGGGCGACCAGGGCGGCCGATACCGCAGAAACGGCTCGCGCGCCTATGTGAAGCGCGTGCAACGAAACCAGGTTTACCCGGCGTTGCAGTTCTACCAGAAGCCGACCGACGTTCGGAATTGAGGCGAGCATGGCCGGCGACTCTGTCCGCGATCTCTTCCGCGATCGTCTGGCGACGCATATCCGCGCGTCGGCCGGCGGCCTGCCGGCGCCGTGGGGCTCGATGCCGATCGGCAGCGTCCCGGCCGGGCTCGGGATCCCGATTGTCGACCTGGTGAATACGGCCGAGGCGCCGGACGCTTCGCAGCTGTTCGTCGCCCTGGAATTCGGCGCGCGCGATGAGCAGCAGTTCACGTTCGGCGCGCCTCGCGCGAATCTGCATCGCGAGGACGGGCTGGCGTTCGTCCGGATCTGCGCGCGGCTCGGCAAGGGCCGCGACGCGGCCGAGGCGCTGGTCGAGGAATTGCGCGCCTGCTTCCGCGCCGATCGGTTCGGCCCGGCCGGTTTCGAGATCCGGATCACGGGGACGACCCTCATGGCCGGCGGCATGGATGAGGGCGGCCTGTGGATCGAGTCGCTCGCCTTGCGCTTTACGAATTTTAACCGCGGCTGACGGCCGCTCTAACCGCCGGCGTGTGCCGGCCGCTCAGCCTGGGAGATCGTCGCCATGGATTCCGCAAACAAGCAAACCGCCATCATTGCCGAGGTGACGCAGGGCACGACGCCGGCGACTCCGGCGTTCAAGGTGCTGCGCGATACGCGCGTCAGCGGCGCGCCGCAGCGCGCCGACGTCCGGTCGCCCGAACGGCGTTCGGATCGCATGGCCTATGCCATGGTGCGCGGCCTGGCGTCGTTCCCGAAAACGATCGAAATGGCCTGGGCGCGCGACGCCGGGACCGACATTCTCTGGGAGTCGGCTTTTTGTGCCGCGTTCTCGACAAACGTCCTCAAGAACGGCTCGACGATAAAGTCGTTCACGCTGGAGGAGCGTTACGAAGGCGGCGCCACGGATCCCTATCGGCGCCTGGCCGGGTGCGTCGTCGACCAG